TTAAAAGCTCATTAAATATATTATAAAATATATAAGTATAAAAATATGTTATTATTTTGTCATCAAATATACTATTTATTTTTTTTAATGCTGTTTTATTTATACTAAGTTGCTCAGAATCTTGCATTAACGATTTATTATATAAAAACACTTTCATTAATTTTGTTAATATTTGTAATTTTTTTGCAACTATTTTAAACGCAATAACGAGCTCATCTTTAATATTAAAAGTATTTAATGTTACATAATATTTTTGAATTATATTAAAAATATCCGAATAATGAGTAGTTGATAAATTCCAGTGCTTAGGAATCGCACCATAATTTACATTCTTATTAATAATGATTGATGGAAAAACATACAGTATATTAAGAATATAATTTTGATAAAACACTACGTTTTCGGGATCAATAGACATATCTAAACATTGACTAAAACTAGCAAAATCACTTTTGCTAATACTTGTTTGTGTATTTACTGTTTGTAATATTTTCTGTTTTAATAGCATATTAGTGCGACCAAAATAATTTTTTAAATCCCGCAATTCATTATTATCATCATCAATAATAGAATAAGAGTCTAACAGTACTTCTAACTTGCTTATAAATATATCATCAAGTTTATAATAATTATTATTATGATATGCGTCTATAATTATACGAAGCGCTTCCACATTATTAATTATGGCAAAGTTAATAGGCATAATTATAGTATTATTTTTACTCACGCTATGTATTAGTTCAATAAACATTGAAAAATTATAGACTTTGCCTTCGTTTTTGAGTATTTCAATTAATTCTTTTATTGGTTTACTTGGATCAAAGTTTTGCGGTTTATCCATGCATAATCCTTTTAATTCATCATCAATTGGTAATTGATTTGAAAAGTTACAAAAATAGATAAATGCTTTGTATATTAACTCCTCGCTAAATGCAGTATATTGTGTTATAATTTTTTGTTGACTATTTAATGGAACATAAATTTGCGACGAATATGTTAAGTTGTCTATTCCTTTAAGTATATTATTGTAAAAACTCGCTAAATTATTATAATCTATTATACTTTTATTAGCATTTGTGAAATATTGTATAGTATTTTTTTGTGAATTACAGCACGCATTTTCCAAAAATGGATTATCATTAGAATTTTTTAATAATGGAGTATTACTTTTTACGACATTTTGAATTAATTCTATAATATGATTTGCACAGCTAATTGCTTTTGCTTCGACCAATTCTTTAATATTGTTTTTTGTTCCTCGTGAAAATGTATCATATAAAGTATTTTTAAAATTCACATCTAATGGCTCTAATGATTGAGAGTCTATTTTAATGTCTATTAGTGGAGGATTAAATGTATGCCATATGTTAATTGATAAATATTCGGGTATTGCATTACTTCTACTATCTTGTGTTAATAAAAATTCGCGTTTTTTGTTTAAGTGTTCTCCTAGTTCTTTATTTGGTATAATGTATTTTGTAATTAGTTGTTCAATGTTTTTAATTAATGTATTTTCCGACATTTTTAATATGCTATTCCACGGTACAATTGAACTTTTTATTTTATTTGCTATACAAGCTACATAGGCAATTGACGTTTTGTCTTGTTCTCCATCTAACGGATAACCTATAAACGATTTGATACACCCGGGAAAAGTTTTCTTTGATGATAATGTAGGAATATTTATTTGAATTGCATATATTATAAATGCCAATGTTAATAATAATAGTGAAGAATTATACATATCATCATAACTCGGATTATTTTTTGCTTTTCCTTCTTTTTTAGCTGTTTTTAGCAACATTTCTTCATATTTTTGTTTTGTTGGAATGTTTGAATTTAAAAGAGCCAATACATTATTTATTATAACTTCATGATTATGTGATATGTTTATCCCCATCATTAAACTAATTGCTTTTATAATATTTATAATCATCTGAATGTTTGGATTTAATGATTTTGTAAGGGGTACTGTATTTATAGCATAATCGTTTTCTACCAGTTCACGACTAAATATTTTAAAACCTTTGTCGTCATATCCTTCATCATTGTCAAATTCAATGGTTTTTATAATATATCCACTATGTTTATCTACCCAATAATTATTATCATCGCTAATAGTTCCTTGTAGCGCACATATTGTATCTAACTCTAATACATAATTTTGCTTTGTTAAAAAGGCATTTGCCAATCTTAATAAAAATTGTGGCACTAATTTTACTCGCGTTTTTATACAATATAACCAAAACACATTTTCATCATTTACAGCATTTCGTGTATAATTCAAACAAAAACGTTTTAACAATTCATATTTTAACGATAAATCTTTTAGTTTTAATAAAGTATCTCTCACGCTCTCGTATGGAGAACTCAAATTTTTTGATTCATATACTTGCTCTAAACTCAATAAATAATTGTTATTAACTTCTCTCTTGGCCTTATTTAGGTTGCTTAATTTTTCTATTCTGCGTTTAGCATTTTCATAATTATTATTTATTTTACCTTTAATTTCTTCTATGCTAAAATTATATTTGATTTGAAATGTTTTTAAGATTTCATCAACCTCTACATTAATATTTGACTTTTTTGCTGTGTTTATTGAATTACACTTATCATCTTTGCTTATACAATCTTTAGTTGAATCGCAAAATATTTGATTATTTTCAATATAAAATTTGTCTTCAAATGTCGGATCTAATATCCATATATTATTTTCACGCTTATAAATATAGTTTTTTGAACTTATTTTATCTTTTAATATTGCATAATCACCATCTATTATTTCCCGCTTTTCTTCTATTATTGATTTGGCCTCTCTCATAGCTTTGGCTTTGGTTAATTTCATAATAGTCATTAGTTTAGCAGTTAAAAACTCAAAAAACGCATTATTGTCCATGGTTTTATTTTCATTTTGAAACTCGTTTAACATACTATACATAGTGGTATCGTATATTGAATCATAAAATATTAACTTATTATTATCATTTTCGAGAGATTGAAGGGTCTTATATGCCTTACTTAAAACATAAGTTTCACAAGTACTTTGAACTTCGTCTAGCTCTTTTAGTAACATGTCTTTTGATGATATTTGGGCGGTTGATTCTTCTGGATTTGCTGGATTTGCTGGATTTGCCGGATTTGCTGGATTTGCTGGATTAACCAATTCTTTTTCACGCGCTTTAATGAAATTATCAAGTAAATTTCCAACAACTAAATCCATTATATTTTTATTTAATGATTGTAAGAAAAATTCACCACAATCAACATTATATAAAAAACTATATAATTCTTCATAATTATTAAATAGCTCTTCTTTCATATTGTAAAAATTAAACAATTCATCTTTTAAATCTTTTGCTAATAAATCAAATGAAAAAATAATATTTTCATCTCTACTTTTAATTGCATAACTGTTTGTTGATTTTATATTGAGCAAAAATTTAGTAAAATTCGCTTCATTAGACTTATAAAGTCTTTTATAAACTTCAATATTGTCTTGAACAATCGATTTTATAAATTTATAATCACCATAATGTAAATTGTTTAAATCAATATTTAAACCTTGTAAATCATATATAAAGCCAGTTAAGCTATATTTGCGATGCATTAGCGAATTTGGATTATATAATGCAATATATTCATTTATTAATGCTTTGTTTGTTGGAATAAATGATTCTAGTAAATAGTTCATTTTTTCCAAATAAGGCAAGTCTAGTGATTTATCAATCGTAAAATAATTAATAGTTTTTAAAAAATTATTATTATGTATATTGGTGTGACTATTTACATAAGTATTAATATTATTGTTTTCTAACACATATTTATTATAAAAAGTAGTATTATTTAAAAAATCACTTATATTTATAAAATCAATATTTAAATCTGCTTTGTCGTATATAGTTGTATACTTTGTGTTGGTAAGTGAAAACTTAAATAATGGTAATGGTAAAGTAAGGAAGCCTATTATATTCACATAATCATTTGGCGTTAATTTTGTAGATTTTGTAAATTTTTTATTATTAACATAATGAGATGATAACATAGTTAAACCTTCATTATATACATCAATCATAAAACGGCTTTTTGTCAAAGAACCTTTAACTATGCTATAATTGTAAAAATCATCAACAATATCATTTATCATCATTATTTGTGTATTAACATTTATATTTTCAGGACTGTTATTTGAATAATTATCAAATAATTTGGAAAGTGCGTTTATATGCTCTTTATAATTATTTATTTTCTCTTTTGAACTATTATTCACCCATTTTAGTGCTGTAGATGTTAACATTTCAATAAATTCTCCCATGGATTGATAATTAAATGCGGTTTCACCTGTTAAATCATCTTTATTATCTTCATTTTCACTTATTAGTAAATTTCGTGTATTGTCTAAAACCGGAAATAAAAAACACATTTTTTTGTTTAAATTAAAAATTTGGTCTTTTAAATATTTATAATGCTCACCACGCTCAATTGGTAGCATTGGATAATTATTTGCATCAAAATTAGAATAAGTGCTGCGTAATTGTATATAGTAATTTATTTCATTATGAATTTGTTTTATTACATTATCAGTGCGTTGTTCTGGCAAATAAGCATTTATTAATTTATCTAAATAATCATTTGTTTGTTTATCTAAACTATAACGTTGCTCGTCATCCGAAACATTTACTTGATGTTCTAAATCATCTAACTCCACACCGAGTTCAATAGTATCAATTATTATTGTTTCAAGTAATTCTTTTGAGTCATAACTTTTTAAATCATAATCTAATTCGCTATTCGGGTCTTGAACTAGCACTGTATCGCTCGTGCTAATTTGAGAGTCTGTTAACGATTTTATTTCATCATCTAAACTTGCTAATTGTGTTTCATCTACTTTATCTCGCACAATAATTTTATCAATATTTAAATTTTCAGGAATACCAGAATAAGCAAAATCAATATATATTATAGTATTTTCAGGTAATAATGTTACTTCAATCATATCATTTTCTATATTGCTTATAAAGCCATTTACAACTTTCGGCAATGGTTCTCCAAAATAAATAGATATATATTTTTTTATAGCCAAGTTATTTTGTACAATAAAACTTGGACTACTAGCCCTACTTAAAATAATTATATTTGCTATTGACTCTTCTTGTAGTTTTCCTAATTGTGATATAGTTAGAGTTAATAAACTATTAGAGTTTAACAATACTATTTTAGCACTATTTATAAATTTAATAAAATATATTTTATCATGTAGCCCGCTATTTGTTGGAGCATCTAATTGAATAATATCTCCCAACTGAAGATTTAATGAACCTACTATTTTAGGAAGTTCGCGATTTGACATTTTACTTTTAATAGTAGTCATAATATATATTTATAATAGTATAATAAAAATTATAATAAGTTTAATTTTAATACTACTTTTTGTTTCTTGTTTAAAGGTTTAAATCATTAAAAAAGTGTATATTTAAATGGTTTAAAGATAAAATAATAATAATAATATTATCATTATTACATGGTAAACATTGTAAATTCAATTAATCTTAATGTTACACATGCTTTAACAAATGAAGACAATTATTTTAATATTAAAAAATACACATTTAATAATAATGAATATAAAATTATTAGATATAATAAAGCAAAATTAAAAGAATTGAATATTGCTATTGATCATGACAAAGTTATTAATATTTCTAAATTTAGGTCAGTCATTATTAGAAACAACAAAGTTGTGTGTTTTGCACCTGAAAAATCAGTAGATTATTCATATTTTGTAAATAAATATAACGCTGAAAGTAGTTGGTTAGAAGATTATATTGATGGTACAATGATTAATGTATTTTATGACAATATTAAGGAAACTTGGGAAATTGCCACGCGCTCTAGTGTAGGAGCTAACATTGTTTTTTTTAATGATGTTAAAAATTATAAATATTTTGATAATAACAATTATTTTAAAGACTATTATAATCTCACATTTCGCTCAATGTTTTTTGAGGCATGTAATAGTAATAATTTTGATCTTAATCTTTTAGAGAAAAAATATGTATATAGTTTTGTTTTGCAACATCCATTTAATCGAATTGTTACAACTATTAGCGCTCCAACCATTTATTTAGTTAAAATATATGAAATTACACACCCCATCAATAATGTATTGAGCATTGATAATCTCAATCATGTTATTATTAATGAAATTGATATTCAATCACTTATTAATGTTCCACCATATATATTTCTAAATAGTACTGTTAAATTGGTTGGTAAATATCCAGTATCTAATTTTCAAGAAATTAAAGACTTTTATGAATCAAACAAAGCATCATATCACTGTGTTGGGTGTTTTTTATACAGTAAAGACGGAACTCGAAGCAAAATTAGAAATGTAAGTTATGAAGAAGTTAGAAAGCTTCGTGGAAATCAACCGAAATTACAATTTAATTATTTATCTCTAAAACAGCAAAATAAGGTTAAAGAATTCCTACAATATTATCCAGAACATACTTTAATTTTTAATAAGTTTAAGATTGCACTCTATCATTATACAAGCAATTTATTTATGAATTATGTTAGTTGTTTTATTCGTAAAGAAAAACCATTAAAAGAATATGATTTTGAATACAAAACACATATGTATAAACTGCATGAAAAATATAAAAATGAACTTAGACAAGAAAAGAAAATAGTTGATAAAAAATTTGTTATTGCATATGTAAATAGTCTTCCGCCTTCTCAGCAAATGTTTCTTTGCAATTGTAAAAACCATAAAACATCAGAGTCTAATGTAGTTGGGTCAACGGGCAATTGTTGTATCGACACTGCTGTTACTAGCATGAATGTGTGTCCATCATCTCAAATGACAAGTAGTTCGAATGTTAAAGAATGTGAATGTGAATGTAAATGTGAATGTCGAGAAGACAAAGAAGGCGAAGAAGGTGATTGTGAAGATGTTATGGTTTATTAAAAATGTTATTATGTTATACTTCTTATATTATTTTCATAAATTATTTAAAAATAATATACTATAATCTATAAAATGGGCAACTTTTGTAGCTTTTTAAAGAAAAAAATCAATAATGAACCAATTAACAATAATAACACTCCGTTTCTTAAAAATAATGATGTGAAAATAGACATACACTTAGATGAAGATGATACTAAAGATTTGCCTTCTTATAGTCAAGTATAGCACTTATATTTAATCATAGCTGTTTATGGTGTTTTTACACACTGTACCAGGTGGTTGGGTCGATGGCCGCGTTCCATGCTCGCCTAGTCTCTTTTGCGGCACACCTTATTTCTTCTCGCAGTCGCATAAGCTTTTTTTGACTACCAACATATTATATAAGTTGTTCTCTATTTTGAAGCAAAATATTCTTTAACAGAATTAATTACTAAAATAGCAGCATTTACACACTCTTCCAGGTTTAATAATATGTCTTCTTTAGTAATTTGTGTTTTATAGGAACATTTAATAATACTAAATGTGTCATGTGGATGCTTTTTTAGGAAACTTACATAGTTCAAAATTTTTGATTGTAAAAAGTACTTAGTGTAAAAATTATATTCAAGAATTTTTCCAATACTATAGTCTTCATTTTCAAGAGTAATAGTATAACAATTTTCCATAGTATCTTCAGATAGACTAATAAAATCCATATTTACTTTAATTTTTTCCAATGAACTATATAGTTTTTTAATCAATATTGCTCCTGCTAATTCTACAATCTTAAAATTATTATATACTCCTAATGTTTCTACAATAAAATCGAAGCTATCTTCAATGAAAATACGCTTGGCATCTAAAATCAACCAATCTTTTTTAATAGTTTCTATTTCTTGTTTATTATATTTTGTTGCTAATTCTGTTGCTTTTAATTCCCAAGCATCTTTGATTTTAACAGTGTCCAATGTATTACCATAACTACAAGTGCTTACTACATTAAACATTCCATCATTTTTAGCATTACTTACGCTAAATTTTGCTTCTAAATGAACTCGTTCTTTATCCATATTTGATGCTATTTGTGGTCTTAACCTTAATAATTCTACAAAATCTCCACTAATTGGATCTGGAGGAAATATTTTACCTACTTCTGCATTGGTCAAATATTTATTTGTTTTAATATTTTTGATTTTGAAATCTTCACTTGTAACATAAATAATTGTATTTGCATCATTTGCCTTGTTTACTTCTAAAATATAGTCTTCATATGGAAAGTCATCCGGACTATCAATATGAATTGGAATACTGCTTAAACGCTGTTTAAGTAATTCATTATTTAATCGCGATTTATTAGTGTATATTGACACATTATTTTTTTCATATGGATAACTTTCAATTACTAGTGTTGGAATTTCTGATAAAATAATTCTACGCAATCCATTTGCATAACTAACATTTACATTACTAAGTGTAAATGTTAATGTACCATTTTTTTCATCAACATCAGAAATGCGCGCTTTAAACGACATTTTATATAGTATAATAATAATTAGACTTTATATTTTTCA